AGGCATCCCAATCTGGCAGCACTATCAGAAACTTCAATGGGTCTCACATGGATGTATCAGTGGAATGAAGATGCTAATGCTCACGCCGGTGGGTTTATGCAAGTGTTACATCAGGGCATTGAAGTTATGCGCAATCAGCGTGAAGCAATTGAGGCAGACCTAAAGCTACAGAAGATTCAAGTTGATCGTGTTCATGGCTGGAATAATAAAGCAAATGAGTGGAAGGCACTTTTAGAATCCATAACAAAATGAGAGAGGATCAGCAAGTGCAGAAAAAAGATAACGAAGAAACCTCCAAGATCATTGTATTTCCTAAAATCAATAAGAGGGTTTTAGACAGTATCGGCACAATAGAACAATTAGAAGAAAAGGTCATAGCAAACAAAATCAAATTTGTCGATAAGACATCATTGGAGTTAGTTGAGGACTTGTTCTTTAAGTTATCTATGATGGGGTTTGCCTTAGACGACGACAAATATGAGAGAGATAATGCTCTTGTCTCTGAAGCTGTGAAGTCTGTTATGCTTAAGTCTATGGGAATACACCATGATTTACAGATTGCAGCAGAAGAGCTTATCGATATTGAGGAAGACGAGATTGAAGAAGATGATTAAATACTTGACTTATTTGCCTAATAGGGTATAATGTATGTTGGAAACATTTAGGATTATTTAAAGTGATTATCGTCGACTTAAACCAAGTAATGATCTCTACTCTGATGATGCAGATAGGGAACCATAAGAACATCAAACTAGAAGAAGATCTCGTACGACACATGGTACTAAACTCTCTTCGCGCACATAAGGTAAAGTTCTCCGCTGAGTATGGCGAGATGGTTATTGCTTGCGATGACAAGAACTACTGGCGCAAGCAAGTGTATCCCTATTACAAGGCTAATCGTAAGAAGGAACGTGAAGCTTCTGAGCTTGACTGGAACACACTGTTTGAGTCACTGAATAACATTCGTCAGGAACTCAAGGACTATTTCCCTTACAAGGTTATTCAGATTGAACATGCTGAAGCTGATGACATCATCGCAGTATTGGTCAAGGAATACAATCATCTTGGTAAGCTTCTAATTCTATCTGGTGATAAAGACTTCGGTCAGCTACAGAAGTATCCTAATGTCACACAGTACAGCCCTGTGCTTAAGAAGTATATCAGCTGTACTAATCCTGATCTATTCCTGAAGGAACATATCCTTAAGGGTGACTCGAGTGATGGTATCCCTAACTTCTTGTCCGAGGACAATGTGTTTGTTATGGGTATCCGTCAGTCACCTGTAACCTCTAAGAGACTTGCTGGTTGGATCCTACAGGAGCCTGAGCAGTTTTGTAATGAAGCTATGCTCCGTAACTATAAGCGCAACCAGAGGCTTATTGATCTTGAGTTCGTGCCTGATGATATTAAGACACAGACACTAGAACAATACAATACGCAGATCAAGGATCGTAGCAAGCTGTTTAACTATTTCATTCAATATCAATTAAAGAACTTGATGGAACACATCAATGAATTCTGAGGAGATTATACAATGCAATTAGGTGTAGCTGAAATCTTTCAAAAGATCTCTGATGAGAAGGATGGTAAGAAGCGCAAAGAGATGCTTGCCAGCCAGATTAAGAATCAGGGTGTGATTACTATGCTTAAGTATGCATTCTGTCCCACTATTAAGTTCAATCTACCTGAAGGCAGTCCACCATTTAAGCCCTGCCAGTTTGGCGACCAGCAGTCTATGTTGTATGGTAGCCTTCGTAAGATGTATCTATTCATTGGTGAAGGCAATCCAGCTGTCACTAAGAACAAGCGTGAAATACTTTTTGTAAATATGCTAGAATCTCTTGATCCTGAGGACGCAAAGCTTCTCCTCGCGGTTAAGGACAAGAAGATGCCTTACAAGGGTATCACCAAGAAGCTTGTAACAGAAACATTTCCAGGACTAGTAGAAGAAAATGGGTAAGACTAATAAGACTAATAAATATAAAGATGATGACGAAGAAGAAATCGGTTATGATCCTTCTGAGTATCGTAATCGTAAGAAAGAAAAAAGAATCTCCAACGTATTAAAGAGTAAAAACATCGATGAGCTTATCAGCCTTACCGATGATGATGAAGAATTTTAACAAAGGAACCTATGATCGTGAGCAATGATAGACTGAATGACGCTTGGGGATATATGTTGTGTTTGGACCTGAGTAAGTGCGACAAGTGGACCATCAGCAACGAACAGCATATTAAGAACTTTATCGACTATCTTGTTGAGAAGATTGATATGGTAGCATATGGTAATCCAATGGTAGCACACTTTGCCACTCATGATATCGATAAGGCAGGATATAGTTTCTGTCAGATGATTGAGACCAGCAATATCTGCGGTCATTTTGTTGACAAGAATGGCAATGCATATATCGATATCTTCTCCTGCAAGCCATTCAGTAATGATGATGTAGTTGCAGCTGCGAAGCTATTCTTCCATCCTGAGAAGGTTCGGGTCAACTACCTAACCAGAAACGCTGAGTGATATAAATACCTGTGAAGGAGTAACATGCCAATATACACCTTTTATAATAATAAGACTAAAGAGACCAGTGACATTGAGATGTCTATGGCAGAGCATGATACCTTTTCCCTAAACCCAGAATATACACAAGTCCCTGTTGCTTTGAACCTTCACAGTGGTGGAGGTATCAATGGTCGCAAGATCGATGATGGATTCAATGATATTTTAAAGAATATCAAGAAGAAGCATAGTGGTGGCTATAAAGTAGGGAGATCAACAATCAATACAAAGTGATAATGTGTCGGTGATATAACAACACAACGCACAGGACATTTAAATGGCTAAGAAGCTTTCTAGGAGAGAACGTCGCGCAACCCAGTATAACAAGTCCTACGAAGAAAGAAACAACTTAACACTAGCCAATATCATTCCTATAACTGAGAATCAGAAGAACACTTATCGACTATACCGTCAGAATAAGAATCTATTGTTATATGGCACAGCTGGTACTGGAAAGACATTTGTCTCTCTATACCTGGCACTGTCTGAGGTTCTATCCGGATATTCAAAATATAAGAAAATCATTATAATAAGATCAGTAGTTCCCACCAGAGACATGGGCTTTCTACCAGGCAACAGCAAGGATAAGTCAGCAGTCTATGAGGCACCATATAACTCTATCTTATCAGAGTTATTGGGTAGGAGCGATGCTTATACTTTACTTAAATCTAAAGGTATAGTAGAGTTTATGACTAGCTCCTTTGTAAGAGGGATAACGTTAAAGGATTGTATTGTTATCGTCGATGAGTTTCAGAATATGGTGGATGAAGAACTTCATTCCGTCATTACACGTGTTGGCGATAACTGCAAGATACTGTTCTGTGGTGACTGCAGGCAGAATGATTTAAGGAAAGAGAAGACAGGATTCTATAAGTTCGTACAGATCCTATCCTCTATGCATAGTTTTGGTATAATTGAGTTTAACATAGCAGACATTGTACGGAGTGAGACCGTAAGAGATTACATTATAAAGCGTGAGATATATGAGACAGATAAAGCCATTCAAACATCGCCTAGTTGAGGATACATTCAAGCTAGAGAGTACAGATACTCCGAGTGGAAGATACTATGTGTTACCTGATGGCAGTAAGATGCCATCAGTAACCACTGTATTAGGCTGGCAGAAGAAGGACTCGCTAAAGCAGTGGCGTAAAAGAGTCGGCGAGGAAGAAGCCAATAGGATCTCTAAGTATGCTGCCAACAGAGGCACAAAGGTCCATGCAGTCTGTGAGAACTATCTAAACAACAAGCCTGACTACCTAGACAATGCTGATATATTGACTCAGGATATGTTTAGTTCCATCCAACCTATACTGAATGAGAGAATAGATAATATATATGGGATCGAATCCGCACTGTATTCTAATCATCTTGGTCTCGCTGGTCGCTGTGACTGTATCGCTGATTTTGATGCCAGACCTAGCATTATTGATTTCAAAACCTCCACTCGATTAAAGAAAAAAGAATGGATCGAAGACTATTTTATGCAAACAGCATGCTATGCAGTAATGTTCGAAGAGAGAACCAATATCCCAATACCAAATCTAGTGATTATAATAGCAGTAGAGAATGAATCACCACAAATCTTTATAGAGAAACGTGATACATGGATTGGTGAAGCTATAGATGTAATAGCAGGATATAATGCAGCCCAATGGCTTGCAGGAGAAGATATCGATTAAAGTCGTTTAAAAGATATATATTTATATGATGATAAACCAATGAGAAATAAGATGGGGGTACTCAGTAATGAGTGATGATGAACTGAATAAAGTCAAACTGACGTTCATTGCATGTCGTTTGCCGGTAAGATTCAAAGAGAAGGTCGATGCATATGCTCACTCGCGTGATATGTCTGTATCGCAACTCATGCGGAAATTGCTGAAAAGAGAGATGGAAGACAATGGTGTGCCACCGATAAGTGGCTGGAGTATGCATGACAAGCCAGGATGACGTGATGTGTCTTGATGAATTCACCAACAGACTGGTGTTGGCATTAAAGACTGTCTATGATCCAGAAATACCTGTTGATATCTATGAGCTGGGTCTCATCTATAAGATGGATGTTGTTAACAACAAAGATGTCTTGGTGGATATGACACTGACATCACCCAACTGTCCTGTGGCTGCTGAGATGCCATTGATGGTAAGAAGTGCATTGATGCTTGTTGGGGGTGTTGGTGAGGTCACAGTGAGTCTTACCTTTGATCCTCCCTGGACCAGCGCTCGTATGACCGAAGAAGCCAAGCTCGAGCTGAATATGTTCTAACTCCTTGATATCATTAGATAATCATATCTCTTGACTTAATTGTCGTGACCTGGTATACTGGTTGTATCGATAAGAGGAGTGAGATGTATGCCCCGTGGTGTTCCCAAGGCTGGTTTTCGTAAGACTAAGAATAAGACTAAGAGTGATACTGTAGCATACTATGAGCCGATACAGATTGAGACTGATACTGAGATCTCTCAGCGTATCTCTGATCGATTTGAAATCCTGGAAGACTTAGCCATTGGCTCGACCACGGGTGAGATCCGTTCGCTGATCGTCTCTGGTCCAGCTGGTCTTGGTAAGTCTTATACAATAGAAAAGACCTTGAATCAGTGGGACCCTAATGGTACTAACTATACCATCATCAAGGGTTATGTGCGTGCTACTGGTCTATATAAGACGCTATTCACTCACTCTGCTCCGGGCCAGGTCGTGGTGTTCGATGATGCTGATACCATCTTCTTTGATGATACATCACTGAATATGCTAAAGGCAGTCTGCGATAGCACTGAAAATCGTACAGTAAGCTATCTTGCTGAGAGCCAGCTGTTTGATGATGACACAGCTGCTAGGTTGCCTAAATCCTTTGAGTTTCATGGCACCATAATATTCATCACCAACTATGACTTCGATGCTATGATCGAAAAGGGTCATAAGCTCGCGCCTCATCTGCTTGCTATGATGAGTCGCAGCCACTATATCGATCTATCCATGAAAACTAAGCGTGACTACATGGTCCGTATACATCAGGTGATCTCTAAGGGTCTACTTGATAATGTTGGTCTTACACATGTCGCTCAGCAAGAGGTCGTGTCTTTCATCGATGCTAACAAAGATACCCTGCGTGAGCTGTCTATCCGAGTGGCTCTGAAGGTCGCTTCTATCCGTAAGCTGAAAGAACAGAAGTGGGAGAAGATCGCTAAGATCACCTGCTGTCGCTAACCCATTGATATCATTAGATAATCATATCTCTTGACTTATTTGTTATTATACCGTATACTGGTTGTATGATAAATGACAAGACCAAGAACCGTTTCAAGTCCGTCGCCAACGGCACGCGCACTGGCACCAGTTCGGTCATCGATGTAGCCACAGGCCAGATCGTGATCGGCCACCTGTCGTCCGACATGGCCCGTTCGTGGGCCACTGGTTTAAGCCGAGACGTGAAGTCCGGCGCGAAGAGCGTGACACTCCCCGACCGCGAGTACAACATATGATGAATATCAAGATATTCCGTGGTCCTGTTGGCGCTGTGTTTACCCTCGATGGCGCTGTTGTTGCCACTGCCCGTGTGTGGGGTAAGGTGTGGGGTCTTAGCATTCCCGGTCATATCTGGCCTGTCGCCGCCGACAGTGGCACTGCTCGCCTCAAT